AATGTAATAACCGGAAATGCAAACTTTACGTGGGACGGCACTTATCTAAACAGTCCGGGTCTGCGTACAAACTTTAGTGATCCTATTAACTCTGACCTAGGTATTATTAGATTTGGAGCCAATACTTCTGGAAAATTTCTATATCAGAACGGAGCTGGATTCCAATTACACGGTTGTCCATTATACGTAAAAGATGTTGCTGGTGCATACTCGGATGTATATGCTAGAAAGTATTATGGTACTGCACAATATGCAGAATATGCAGACGTTGCAGAAGTATATGCAACAGATGTCGAATACCCAGTTGGTACAGTTGTTATGGTCGGCGGCGAAAAAGAAGCTACAATTATAACTGATAATACTTGCTATGTATTAGGTGTTATTAGCGAAAACCCTGCGGTTGTAATGAATAGCAAAGCTGAAGGTCAAGCTATTGCATTGTTAGGTCGTGTTCCGGTATTCATACAAGGCAGTGTTAAAAAGGGAGAACCTATTTGGCCAGCAGCAACAGGTTGCGGTTGTAATATTGATAATGGTAAACGCCCATTTGCTTTTGCTCTTGAAAATGGTGCAGACGGATTAGTAGAATGCGTCATAAGATAATTAGGAATAAAAGATCATGTCATTTCCATTAAACCCAAGCAACGGCCAACAAGTAATTATTAATGGTATAAAATACAATTATACTCTATCGACTAACAGCTGGCGCAGGGATTTCAACAATGTATTAGACCGACTATTTTTAGTTGGTAATAATCAAGCTATTAATACCGGTACTGGCGATTTAGTAGTATCGGGTGGCGGCTCATTTGGTAAAAATTTATATGTAGGCGGCGCTCTTAATGTTGCTAGCAGCGTTATTTTTTCCAGTACAGTAACCGGTACTATCTCTACAGCAACCACTGCAATTAACTTTCTTGGTGGCTCAACTGGAAGTTTAATTTATCAAACAGGTCCCAATATTAGCGGATTCATTGGTATTGCAGCCACTGGTACAATTTTGATGAGTAACGGCGTTATTCCAATTTGGACATCAACTGCTGCAATTACATCTGCCTATGCTATTACTGCAACTAACGTGTTAGGCGGCGGCCAGTGGCAGATTCCTTATCAAACAGGTACAAATTTTACAGCATTTTCTCCTTTGTTTACTTACGATACAACTAAGTTAACAATAGCAAATGTTACTACAAGCACCTCCCCTACTACTGGCGCCCTAGTAGTAGGAGGTGGAGTTGGCATTGGGGGAGACTTATTTGTAGCAGGCAATTTTCAAGTAAACGGCACAACCTCGTATGTTAATTCTACTAATTTAGACGTAACAGATAAAAATATTACACTGGCGAAAAGTTCTCCAAATGCCGCAGCCTCAGATATGGCTGGAATTACTATTGAAGGCCCAACAACACAGCCTACTATTTTATATAGATCGTTGACTGACAGTTGGTCATTGAATAAATTATTAATTGGTACTACTGCACAATTTTTAGATACAACTGCCTCTACCTCCACAACTAGCGGAGCATTGCAAATTGCAGGCGGCGTGGGCGTTGCTGAGCAATTATATGCAGCAGGTCTTAACGGCCCTCTAACTGGGACAGTAGGTGCTACTGTGCGGTCTTTTGCCGTGTTTACAACTGCAACAATTGTTAATAGCACTAATGCTTTTAGTACAACTACCGGAGTGTTTAATGTTGTAGGCGGAGCAGGCATTGGCAGAAATTTATATGTTGGAGAACAGTTATTTGCTAACGAAATTAGAGGCACTAGCCTTACTAACTCTTTTAGTACTTCTACTGGCGCACTAACATTATCCGGCGGCGTCGGCATTGCTAGAGATTTGTATGTAGGCGGAACAATATATGGAACTGCTACTAATGCATTGCTAACAAGTTCTGCAATTTTAGCGTTAACTGCAACTACTGCAACCAATATCGCCGGCGGCGCCACTAATAGAATTCCGTTTCAATCTAATGTAGGTGAAACTACATTTAGCCAATATCTAACATTCAATGGATTGGCTCTCGATACTATTCGAGTAAATGCAACTACATCTAGTAATGTTATTTTGCCTAGTGCAGTATACGGTCTTGATTTGCAAAATTCGGGAATTAATCAAAGTCCTGCAATTAGATTAAGCGGTAGCGGTAGCGGATTTGTAATGTTATCGCATTTTGGTACACTGCGTATATTACAAGATGCGTCAACGTTAACAAATACATTGATGGGTATAAGTTTAACAACCGTTACTTTGCCAACTATTACATCTGCTGTTAGTACACAAACTGGATCACTGGTAGTTGGTGGCGGCGTTGGCATTGGTGGAAATTTATATGTTGGAGAACAATTAGTTGTATCCACTAATGCTAATATAACTGGATCAGTTATTTCTGCAAACTCTGTTCAAGTAGTAACTGCACTAACTACCTCTTCAGGGATAGTAGTGCATAATTTTGCGCTAAGTGAAGTATTTTATCATTCTGGAATTGCAGGAAACTTTACGGCATCATTTACCAATATGCCTACTACTGATAATCGAGAATATCAAATTAGACTAGTGCTTAATCAAGGAGTAGCTGGCTATTATGCAAGCGGTGTACAGATTAATGGAGCGATTCAAATATTGCGATGGAGCACTGCACCGAGTGCCGGCGCCAACAGAATTGAAGTTCAAAATATTAGAATTTTAAGAGCTAACAATACTTGGTTTGTAATGTCAACATTAACAGCTTTTCTATAATTAGATAAGGTCTAAGATAAGTTCTAACTTACCTTTAATGGATCGATTATTAAGACTAGATTTTACGCCTTGGTGTAGTGGTTTAGGAAATGCATTATATCCGCACCAGGCATAGGATACATGCTCGTCATTTAATGTTGGAATAAATTCATGATCAACAATCAAAATATAAGTGTTATACTTAAATTTTTGATCATGACTAGTATACTGTTCAAGAGGAATCATTTTTCCTATAGAAGGAATGACTCCTACTTCTTCGTGTATTTCTCTTGTTAGTGTATCATACGGCGTCTGATCGCATGGTTCTTTTTTTCCGCCAACAAATCCCCAAGTTCCTGCAGTTTTGCCTTTATTACGAAGCAAAAAAAGAAATCTTTTTGTCTTTTTTGATAAAAATAACCCGCCACTACAAACTATTGTGCTCATAAAACTATACGCCATGCTCCTGGATCATAAATGCCTTCGTAGCTCTTAGACCATTGCCATATGCCGTCTACGCTACTCCATTTATATTGAATACCAGTGAATGTATTAGTTATATAAGTTAAAGTTGTTGAGGTAGTACTATCGAATAATACAGTCCATTTAGAGCCGTCCCATTCGATGATATCGTTTGCTGATGCTATCAGGTCCGAGAAGTCGGCATTTTTCCAAGCGATACCCCCATTGTATCCGGGGTATGTGTTAGCATCTGGATTAATATCGTCAAGTGTTAAGTATCGTGTTCCGGCAACTTTATTTGTCGGATTAAATTTTTGAGGATCAATAATAGCATCAACTGTACCGCGTGTGTTAATAATAGTATTACTAGGTACAGTATCGCTGTCAAAATTCAAACTCATTGAAAAATCATCTAAAGGATTAAGGCTAGCATACGCAACAATTTCTGATCCATCTGATTGACTAAGTCTAATCTGACTTAATCCGGCCCTAAATTCTCCGGGGTAAAGATCTAAAATTCCAAACCAATTTTGTTTTCCAATAACATCAGCAACAGATACTTCGTTTGTCGGCACTGTTTCCTTGATAGGAATTAGGGAAGCAGCATTGTTTAACACTATTAGTCCAAAATTGCCCGGCGACACAACTGTTTTTCCTATTGCTAAATCTCCTGTGAACAAATTTGTTAATGACATATCTTTATATGCACCTTCTGCAACAACTCCATTCACAGCATCTGTTACAAATACATTAGAAATGATTTTTGTAATAATACCTAATTTTTTAACCTTCGCTGGCGGATTTATCCAAATAGGACAAGTAAACTGTAGGCTTGCTACACTAATATCGTTTTCTAATCCCTGAGGAACTGTACGAGTTTCAAATGTTTGGTTAGTAAGTTCTACAACACTTAAACTAGACCAATCGATATAGTTGTCTGTACTTTGCAATTCTAAACTAGGATTAAAAAATACAACGATTTGTTCCCAAATTTGTAATTTCTGATCAGTACTGGTAGTCCATAAATCTGCCGAAAACGTAGCAACATACGGAGTAGGCATTAGTCTTTCTACAGTATATCCAGATCCTTGTAAAGATGTATATGTCTGAGTATCTTCATTAAATGCTCGTTCTCTAATTTGCATTTTACTAACAAACGATGGATCTTGCATACGATTTCGATCATGTTGTAGATCTTTAATGTAACAAGCAATAAACGGAGCACTTTGAATAACGTTCTCGCTATTCTTTTTTAATACATTAGCAACCTGTCGATTCATGTCACCGTAGCGTACAGGAATTTGAACCAATTGACCTTTAGCATCTTTATAACTAAAGTTGCTCATTAATCTCATAAATTGTGTCAGATATCGTTTTACCTGACCGTCGTAAAAATAGTCACTCATTAATTATCTGCCTTTGGTCTAAGTGCTTTTGACAATGCTTGTTTTTCTTGAATAATTTTACCTGCAATGGTAGCAGTGGTATTATTGTTAACAAATGTATTTTTCTGATTCAATCTTACTGGAGATCCAGCATAAGTACCACCGACAGAAGTTTCTGCGGTACCTAAATTTGTCAAGGACATTCTAACATTATCTTCATATTTTACCCAATGTCTACCATCATACCTAAACAGTCTATTGGGGAAATAATCAGTACGCAAATGAAACGAACCGTTACTAGGTCCTGCCGGAAACTCTGTACCAAAAGTATATGGCGCTCCATTCGGAGTCTTTGCATCATCTGTCAAATAACCTACGTATAAACTCTTTGCGGGGTTGTTTAATGTAGCACTAGCATCTATTCCAGTAGCGTCTGTAGTTACATCTTCTTCAGAAGTATCGGCATAATCTACAGTACCATCTGCATTTAATGGAATTGTAAATAAATTATCAGTTGTGTAGCCTGACAAAGGAACATCTAATTCGGCTTGAGCTATAATTGCTTTGTTAATTTCAATACTTTGATTATATGTACTGATTACATCACGCAATGTTTTGTTTCCGTCGCCAGCAGGAGCATCTAAAATTTCTTTGAATTCTTGACTATCAACTAACGGTTGGCATTTTGCTCGCAGCAAATGTGGATACCAAGTTTGACTAAAACCTGCTGCTGCCCGAGAAATTTCAGTAATAACATAA